ACCGCAGTTGAGTATGTCCCATACACGCCCTTTGGCTTGTCTGATGGAAGATGGAATCTCTCGATGATCTGCTGGTCGCTGAGGCCGTAGCCCATCAAATTTCTGAGGGTCTTGTCTGCGTATTTGATCTCTGGATAATTTAGACGAAACAAATGAAATCGCTCTACATACTTGCTTCGACGCGTATGAGAGTTGTTCTCTTGCCGAGTTGACCAACGTAGATTTCCAGGTTCGTAATGACCATTGTTGTTGATCCTGTCCAGATGTATGTTGATTGATATTTTTTCTGGTATTCCAATATTCTTCTTTATCCATTGCGCCGCCAGTCTTGGACTGCTGAACATGAAGCGAATTCCTCGTCCGCCATAATCCCGATAAGACGGATGCAATGGATCCGTGCATCTGGCTTTCTGCGCCTTGCATCGACGAACAAGCCACTGTGGAGCAGCGCAATCCGAACAACCAGCCCATTGAGGCGCATACAACATGGAAATAAGCACCAATTCCAAGCGGCCACAATCCAGACACTCGCACATCAGTTGCTCTTTGTTGGTCTGTCTGTTGGCAAGATAGACCAAAGGAGAACTGACCTTCATGTTCTTGAATCGCTTGCCCACCATTTCCGGTTTTAATGATTGGAATTCCACGTCTCGCACATTCACCAAATTCAATCCATCCTTGTGCTGTTTTGACTTTGTGATCTGGGGTGGCTGTAAGTCCGGCGTATGTGATGACATCTCTCACTCCTTTGTAAATAACACCATGATGGGAAACAAACTCCACACCATCCCATATCTTATCATTTAACGAAATTTGGTCAATGGCAACAAGTCCTCTTTCAGTCAGGACGCGAGATCCCTCCAGAACACAATCAAAGCCCTTGGTCAAAATGTCTGTGGCTATCAGGCCGTTGATCTCTGTGTCCGGCTTGGAAAAGTCCTCGATCACTTCCTTCTTGTAGTCATCGCTGTCCCTGTAACTGACAGAAATGAAGTTGTATCCCTTGTCTGCGAACTCTCTGGCTAGTGACGTTGCATGGTCTACGCCGGACGAAAAGATGATTGTCTTAACGGGTTTGCCAAATATCTCATGGGTCTTAGCTATCCACTCAGCCACTACGTCTCCGACAATTTTGAGGCCGCGCTCTGATGCCTCCTTCTGCGACCATTCTCCGGCCACCTTCTTGGCTCCGGTCATGTCGATCTCTTTAGCAATGAACACCCGCAGCGGAACCAGACTGCCCTGATCTACCAAATCCTTGGTGGTAATGGGTGAGACTACGTTCTCATAGGTAGAGCCGAGCCCCTTGGTAAAGGGTGTTGCCGTGAGCCCGATGACCTTGACCTGTGGATTGTTCTTAATGAAGTCCAGCGTGTGCTGCCGGACTGTGTGGCACTCGTCCACAATCATGAGCTGGAAGTCTGGTGCTGCCTTGCGTTTCTCCAATGTTTGAGCCGAGCAAACCTGGATGTTCTCGTAGGGACGGAACCGCCAATGACCTGCTTGCATCACGCCGTGGTCGATTCCATACTTTGCCAGTCGATGACTGGTCTGGTCGCATAGCACGATGCGATCCAGAATCATGGCCGACTTTGTGCCCTTCTTTCTGGCCGCTTCAAGCAATGCAATAGCCATTTCGGTCTTTCCCGCTCCCGTGGGGGCGACAAGCACCTGTGTTCTATGGCCTGCAGCAAATCCTTCACGCAGGGAATCCAGAGCCTTGGCTTGGTAATCCCGTAGATTTAACTGTGTCATGTTGCTATGGGTTTCAGCGTGCGTTGATCGTAATTCAAAGACTTAGCCCACACGCGAATGTAGTTGCAGTCTGGATTGTGTTCACACTCTTCGCACTTTGGTTTGTTGCTGCTGGTGTTGTTGCCGTGGCTGCGGTATTTGTATAGCACCTTGGGCAGTCTGCGAATAGGAAACTTCTCCGCGATCTGCATAAAGAAGTCGCCGTCTTCACAACCGCTGCGGCACAACTCATTGAAGCCGTATATGTGATTAAACACATCGGTGCGATACATCCCAAAATGCCGCCAGCCATGTTCATGCAACTTGGCCGAATCAAAGTCCTTGTTGGCCTTGTATATCTCCACCGCATTGAACCGTCCGACTTGCACCATGTCCGAAAAGATCAGCTTGACCTCTGGATACTTTTCAAACTCCAGCAGCATTTCCTCAATCGCCCAGCGCTCCAACATATCGTCGCTGTCCAAGTGGCAAAGGAATTCACCCTCAGCCACAGAAGCCAACATCCTTCGGACGTGCTTGATGCCAAGGTTTTGCTTGTTGTTAAAGACTTTGATGCGCTTGTCTGTCTTGCCAAGAACCGACAACAGCTCTGGACTGCCGTCATTCGAGGCGTCATCGCAAATCAAAAGCTCCCAGTTGGTATGGGTTTGCGCTTTGACGCTATCTATTGCCCACTTGATGTAGCCAACGTGCTGGTAGCTGGGCATCATAATGCTGACCAATGGGCCTTTGTGCTTAGGCATGGGCTGCTCCTTGCATCTTTTTCATTCGAGCCATCATTGACTTGACCTGTTTCTTCAGCTCGCCGTTCTCGGTCATATACATATCCCGAGACTTCTTCACCGCCTCCAGCTCGATCAGGCAAATACGCAGCTCTTCCTTGGTGGTTTCGTAAAGCTTTTGCAGGGATATCTTTTCGTCTTCTGGTATCTCTGATGCGGACATGGCCGCTTGCAGGGTCAGTCGGTCGTTCTCCCGCTTCAACTCCTCGATAGCATCATGCATCGGGTCGTATTCGCCTTCTGCTGCGGGCTGGGACGGCTCGGGTTTAACCTCTGGCTCTTGTTTGGGCTTAGGCTGCGCTACTTTCTTGGTGCGTATGTTGCCCTTGGCGTCTTGGAATTTGCGCTCTTTGGGGGCATTGCTGCCGCGCATGGTGGCGACTGTGGTCGGGCTCAAGCCGCAGCGTCTGGCGATCTCTGCATTGCTCCATGTTGACCAGTGGTGGTGGTTGAACATACGAACAGCATTGGCCTTGCGGTCTTCCAGACTAATGGGCTCGCCGTGTTGCAGGTTGGCCGCAAAGCCGTAGAGCAGGGCATCCTCTGCGGTTCCAGGTTCGCAGATGGTGTCGATAAACTCCATGCCGTTGCGCTTGTTGGCGAGGTAGCGGTGGAAACCATCGCCCAGAATGTATCTGTTGCCGTCATAGAACACTCTGATCTTAGGAAAGACTGCGCCGTTTACCATGTCTTGTGCATAGCGTTCGACTGTCTGCTCGTTAATTTTGCTTCGCGCCTGTGTTCCGGCGTCAATGACTATCTCGCTAAGTGCGAGGCGTTTTGCTTCCATCTCATTCTCCTTTTTGGGTTGTCAATTCTAATTTCACCACGGCGCTTCCTCATAGTTGTCAGGATTGAATGGCGGTAGTCCTGCCTTGTCGGGCGGCAGCTCAGTCGGAAAAGGCCAGTTACTCATCATCGTCCTCCAGCTCTGGATAGTCTGGGTCTTGCGGGTTGGGGTGGCGAATAAGCTGGTTGTAATAGCGCTTTTCAGCGGCTACTTCTTGGCGCAGTTCTTCTATGTCAAAGTCGTAGTCGTCAGTCATGCTTCACCTTTCAACATGATTGCAGCCACGAAACACGCAATACCGCAAAGATTAGCCAACCAAATTGGCAAGTTAGGGGATAGGTAAACGGCACTCATTAAAAATGCAATCTGTGAGGTTTTCATGCTTCACCTCTTGCTCTGATTGCAGCGGCATTTGAGTAGAGAATCATTTGTGCAACGCCATCTGACCGACACGCATCAGCGTTTAATTCAACAATCTTTGCGCACTCATTACGCTCATGCTGTGCTACCAGTTTGGCGAAGCCTATAAACGCTTTGGCCCTGCCATTAAACCAACGATCTACAACCCACCCTTCACCAGCATCAGACCACGCCTGTTTAGCCATCTCAATGATTTGTCCGTCAGTCATGCTTCACCTCTTGCTCGAATAGCGTTTGCGATACTCCATGCCGCACCGTTTTGTGGCGGGTTTGATAAAAGCATGGTGTAGTCATACAGTCGTTTATCTGCTTCTTTTGCACACGCTTCACGCTCATGCTGTGCCGCCACTTCAACCAACTTTTTGGCATACGCAAGCCCGATGACTGGCATCCAATTCACATCAGTTGCCACATGAAGTCCAGCCTGTCTAGCCATCTCAATGATTTGTTCGTCAGTCATACCTTCATCTCCTGAATTACTTTGGTGTTGTCCCACCGCTCATCCGATACCCACATCACGCGAGCCATCGTCTCGCCCTTGTTGGCCAGGGCAGTGGTCTTCTTGGCGACTTCCATAGGGTCGTCCCCCTTGGCGACCAAGCGCCACTCCTTCGCAAGCGGTGCCTTGGTCTGGCCGATGTAATAGCTTCCGGTCATGATTCACCCCAAAAATATAAAGTACAAAGCCATCACAACAATGGCCAAAATGAACTCGGCTAAAAGCATTCCCACCGAGCCATACAACGCGCCAATAAACGGTCCATCATAATCGTCACGATTCAAATAGGCGCCTACGCCAGCACCGATAAAGATCAAGATCAAAGCAACCTTGAATATGATGACGTCATTACGGTCTACGTCATGCGGCTGAGGGTATAGCTTCTCCGCGCAATAGGCGTAGTAGTGGATCTGTTCCAGCGTAGCCCCTGCGTGTTTATAGGTTGGCACGTAGGCTATGCACTCTGCCCGAGCTGCTGATTCTGCTGCGTGCTGAGCCGCAATATTTGCTGATGTTGCCGCCGAGATGGCGACTGCTGTTGCTACTCCCATGTCAGAACTCCGCAGGCGTGTGTTCAATAGCAGTCAGCTTACCGATCTGCTCCTCGATCTCTTTGACCCGCTTATTGAACTCATTGATCACTTCCATCTTCTTGCGGCGCAGGGCAGCCACCTCTTGGGCGATCGGATCGAATTCCTCTGGAACTAAATACACCAGCTCAGTCTTACCCACCAACACATACTCCGAGCTGTATTTGCTTTGGTCAAACGATGAGATCGAAAAAGCAAACTTGCCATCGTATTGGCGGTAGTGGTGAACGTAAACTGGTAACGTTACCAGCCGCTGGTCGTGATCGATCTGTTTACAAGCCGCCACGTTATCGTTAATTTCGTCAATCATACAAACTCCTTTTAGGTTAAATGAACTACATCCTGGCCGCTCTTCAAAATGTCAGCGGTCTTCTTTATCCACCTCTCATACTCTGCTCTGCTGATAGATGTCCTCTGCAGATCATGGTATTCATACACCTCGCGGTAAGCCGTTAAGCCCGCCGCTGTCGTGCCCATCTTTCCGGTCTTCTCAAACCTGACATGGTCATCCAACAACTGAAGCTCCGCCTCTCGGCAAACCTCAATCGCCTCTGGCCCCACGCCCTTCTTAGCCATCACCTCAGCAATGTTCACCATCGCCGAAATAGACCGCCAATCATTCGGTGTCGCTGTGCCCGATCGGAACGCCTCCAAAGCCAGCAACTCCCTCGTCCTCAATTCCTCCAGCGGTTTGCCATCTACAAACGCCGCTCCCTCCATAGCGTGCTGAATAACGTTCACCAATGCATACACTTTGCGTCTCGTCCGTTTTCTCATTGTGCCTACTTTCCTACAAATGTCAACTGGTTGTTCTGGTGTCTTTGTAGGTGGTAGCATAGCATAGGAAAATTCTCATGCAATAATTTTTTTCGTCTCCGTCAAATTATTTTTACCGCCAGTCGGTTTGATCCCAATTGCCCTTACCGTGATTGCACTCATGGCATAGGATCTGCAGGTTGTTTACATCAAGAGCCAGGTGGGGATGCAGCTTGCGCGGTTTAATGTGGTCAACATTCATAACAGCACCTTGAGCCGGAGTAGCGCCACAGCACTGGCACTTGGGGCCAAACTTTTTCAAAGCCTCCATGCGAACTCTGCGCCATTCATACGTCGATAAAAAAGCATCGGTGGTTACATCGACGCCAGCAACTTTGACGACCCGCTTGACGGGCGCAGCAGCCAACTTGGCTTGCTTACGAAGTTGACTGGCCGCTTTGCGCTGAGCCTTAGAAGGGCGGAGCTTTGCTTTGTTGCCGACAGGCTTAGGATACTTCTCCATGTACTTAGCGCAGATATACGCAAAGTTACTTCTCACCCACGTCTCGAAATTCACATCCAAAGGGCAGGGCATCCCGTCACATTCGAGAGCCAGACAAGCCTGCTCCATCTCACTCAGTCCCCGCCGCGCATCGGCTCGTACGCGGGATGTGATAAACCATGGTAGAGCACTACTATTTATACGCTTACCATCCACATGAATAGACATCCATATCTCCAATCCACCACAGCACTAAACCATACTGGTTAAACCATCCCGCCCACATCACGGAGGGAGAGGACTGAAGTTTTTGGACACAGCCCACCCCTAGCCCACAGGATGCGGGGTTGGCTGAAGAACAACATCACGTCGGTCGCTTCCTTCGTCACATTGGCTACGGTCATCTCTCAATGTTCCGCCGCAGCTGTCAGACATTTAGGCCCATTGTGAGACCCCTTCTTAGCGCACTGACCGAGCTTGACCCAAATGTTGCCGTTGCCCCGGATTACCTCAATCTCTCGACCTAGATCCGTTCTGGCGGTTTACTCAACATCTGGCGCTATCTCCACCCGCGCTTGCCACGTCGATACTTTTTATGGCTCTCGATCTGGGCCAAACCGTCCAAGTGCCCGTTAAATTACCAGATCAAGGTACACGGCTGAAAAGCAAAAAACCCATTGGTGAACGAGCTTTAGGCTTGGTTGCCGCATGAGAGCCTGCACTGACAGGACATCCCAGCTTTGACGAAGCCCGCTCACCAATGGGTTTGCGGTTGCGTTTCAGTGAACTACAACGGGTTACCAATCCGTTGATGTTTTGGATTATACACAGATAGAACTGTTGTCAACAACTTTTTTTAGGTGAAATTATTACCAGCAAAAAAAACGGCCTCCGAAGAAGCCGTAAGTCCAATCAAGGAGAGAGAATGAAAACAAGCGCAGTCTATACCATTGCCTCTACCATTGCAATAGCCTCCTCAGGACTGTTCACTATAAACAGCGGCCCACCCGTCCACGTCGCAAAGAACTTCTCCTCCGGCTCCGTCAGCTTTCTCGCACTCGGCGGCTTGTCACCGTCCTTCACCTCCATTAGCGCCGTCTTGCCCTTATAGCCCACCAGCAAGTCCGGTATCCCACCGCCTTGGCTGATCGTATGCACCGTTGCGCCGTGCGCCCGCAGCGCCTCCACCACAGCGCCGTGATTGTCGTCCTGCCTCATCGCCCTGCGTGCCATAAAAATATTTCCTCATGTATTGCATTGTCACAATATACCTGATAGCATATCTACCAGAACAACCAGTAAGGATGTTCGTAACACCAATTATAGGAGTATGAATGAAAGCTTTTCCGCACCCAAACAACACGGTCCGCGATGGGATGGATCTACGTGATTACTTCGCGGCCAAGGCTATGCAAGCCATGCTGACCAATCAAACTTTGCACGCAGGAACTATGACGATTGCTGATCGGGCAGGTATCCCTGAAGAGGAGGCTCTAGCCAAGATGTCGTTTTTGGTGGCTGATGCCATGATAAATTGGAGGAAAAAATGAAAATCACAAACAATCACAACTTGCCGACCACATGGGTCAATGTAATTAAGCGGCCTCAGTATTCCAAGGGTGCATCCCAGATATCTGCCACAGAGATTCTGAATTCGCCCCGCATCGTTCAGCTAAAGAACAAGCACTGGGATGAACTGACCCAAGACGCCTCTGAAATGGTCTGGTCTATCTTTGGCTCCGCCGTCCACGGCATCTTGGAGCACGGCAAAGACAATCACCACATCGTTGAAGAACGCCTACACACCGAGTTCAATGGCTGGCACATCTCTGGCGCGATCGACCTGCAAGAAGTCGAGGAAGACGGCATCATCATCAGCGACTACAAAGTTACTGGTGCATGGTCTGTTATGAACACCAAGGCCGATTGGGAAAATCAGTTGAACATTTACGGCTGGTTGGTTAACAAGGTTAAGGGCGTCAACGTCAAGAAGCTGCAGATTTGCGCCATCATCCGCGACTGGTCTGCCCGCGAAGCAACTACCCGCGAGAACTACCCACAAGCCCCAGTGGTCATCATTGATATCCCGATCTGGGATTTTCAATACGCCGAGCAGTATGTAGCCAGACGCCTGAGCGCACACAACGATGCCGTGTTTGCGATCGCCGCCAACTATGACCTGCCGGAATGCACACCCGAAGAGATGTGGGAGAAACCCACAATGTACGCCGTGATGAAAGAGGGCGGTAAGCGGGCCAAATCAGTCCACAAGACGCTGGAAGAAGCTGAAGCGGTATTGACCAAGGGATACGCCATTGAGATTCGTCCTGGCGGTAGAACGCGCTGCGAGGGCTATTGCCAAGCAGCACCTTTTTGTGACCAGTGGAAGCGTTACCAGGAGCAACAATGAGCATCAATTCAGGAATGCTGAGCAGCAATACTGACAAATGGTCTACTCCGCATGACTTTTTTGCAAAGCTAGAGAAGTTGCACGGCCCTTTTGATATTGACGTTTGCGCTGATGCTTCTAACGCAAAGTGCCCCGTTTACTTTGATGAGGCCACTAATGGGCTTTTGCAGGAATGGAAAGGCAAGTGTTGGATGAATCCGCCGTATGGAAGAAACATTGGCAAATGGATGAAGAAAGCCTACGAGTCGGCAGGCAACGGCACTGTAGTAGTTTGTTTGGTTCCAGCCAGAACGGACACGAAGTGGTGGCATGACTACGCAATCAAGGGTGACATAACTTTTATTAGGGGCAGATTGAAATTTGGCGGGGCAAACAACAGCGCCCCATTTCCTTCTGCCGTGGTTGTATTTTGGAAACGTTACCAGGAGCAGCAACATGGATGAGAATACTAAAGAATTTATTGTGAAAGACAGCGTAAAGATTGAAGGCGTCACCGAACACTACATTTGGTATAACGCCGAGCTACTCAAGCAAGCAATCAAGAACTGGATGCTTGACTTTGAAAAAGTGGTTTCCGTCATGGAGCAGCGCCACAAAGAACATCTAAAGATGCTTCAAGAAGTCATGGATGAGAACCGTGCACTGAAAAAGAAGTTGAATGAGCAGCAATGAACGCCCTGCAATACCTGAGCAACTTACGCCCTGCCATTCCTATGTCAGCAGAGCATCCATGCACTGACATGAGCGGCGGAGAACTACGTCGCCACATGCAGCAAGGCGCTGTAATTATTAACACCGAGCGGGTTGACCCGAAAGAAGAGATCGACTTCCCCGTCTTCTCGCTGGTGTTCTTTCCAAAGTCCGCCACCCGCAGAACAACCATCATCTAAGGAGCAGCAATGAAAAACATTGAACTTGTATTTGACCGCCTCAGCGTTGACTGGACACCCGAAGAAGACGAAGCCTTTAACGAGGTGGAGAGACAGTCCAACTTGGGCAAGCAGATTCTCAAGGAAATCAAGCCCCAGCGTGAATGGGTTGGATTGACGGATGAGGAGATTGAAAAGATGCGGCACTTAATTGATTGGACAGCGGATTGGTCATACAAAACATTTGCCCGAGCCGTAGAAGCCAAAATCAAGCAAAAGAACGGTTATGCCGAGGAGAAGAACACATGACACCATCAGAACAACTGCATCTTGATGCCGCAAGATATGCGACCAACCGAAAGAACGCTTACGTCGAGGCAATGAAAAAAGGCGACGTTCCCCACATGAGCGATGAAGATTTGAACGGAAGGTGGCTTGCTCACTACGAAGGATACCGAGAGGGCTATTGGGTTGCCATTGGCGACACCAAGTTCACAACCGACCCACTCAAGGAGAAGAACACATGACTAAAGACGAAGCCCCAGATTACTTTTTCTGTGAGCGAACATTGATTAACTCGTTGGAAGATACAAACGTAAGTCAAAAAATTCAAGATTCGCATCGTTTTGCATTGGCAATTACTGGGCACTATCAACAAGCATTTAATTTAACTGGCGATTTAAATGCAAAACTTTGCGCTGTAATTGGGTATGACCGCGCTATTCGGTTTCAGCAAAAGCAACAGGAGAAACAGAATGACTAAAGACGAAGCATTGAAGCTGGCGCTTAGGTCGTTGAAAGAACTTGCCCCAGACGATTCTGACTATGCGCCTGCCCTTCAAGGTCAAAGAAAGCGGCAGGAAAACGCCATCACCGCCATTAAGCAAGCCCTTGCAGCACCTGTGCAGGAGCCTGTGGGGTGGATGAGCAACAAAGACTTTGAACCCATCAGAATCAGGATTATGCAAGAGGCTTATGAACTTGCAGACAGCAATAATCCTGAAGGCTACAACGCAATCAAAGTAATGTGTGGGGATGTTCAAAAAATGTTGCCACCACAGCGCACATGGGTTGGGCTGACGGATGAGGAGGTTAACCAGCTATACACACAGATTCAAGAACAAGTTGACAAGCATTGGACTGACGGCGGCACCAGCATGATGTTCCCAACAACTTTGTATAAGGCTTTTGAAGCCAAGTTAAGGAGTAAGAACACATGACTAAAGACGAAGCCTTACGCATGGCGCTGGATGCAACAGGAATAACAGAATGATTAACCAAACCACAAAGGAAATTGAAATGAAAAATGAAACCATCTCTATCAATGGCGTCGATTATGTTCGCGCCGATTCCGTACAAACTGCACCAACCGGCATTCGCGCTGTAATTGTGGTTGATCGAGGCTGGATTTTCGCAGGAGATGTAAATCGAGAAAATGGACGCATTAAACTGAGCCGAGCCGTTTGGTTATTCCGATGGGAATCAATTGGATTTGATGGCGTAATTGCTAATCCAAAGAGCGATAAAGCAATTATCAAACCATTACCGCAAGGTGTTGACCTGCCTCAAAATGCAGAAGTGTTTTGCGTTCCCGTTGCAGATGATTGGGGGCTTTAATGTTTAGGCCAATAGGCAACGGCAACGGCTACGGCTACGGCGACGGCGACGGCGACGGC